TTTTAATTATAACTGAAAAGAAATGGTCTTGGGAGCACTCGGTTGAGTTGGGTTTACAAGCCGAACAAAATGAAAATGGGGAATGGGATGGTCATTTTATATTTAATGATTCTTTTGATGTTATTGAACAAGCGACTGATTTTATAAATGATGTTTTAGATGCTCAAGAAAAGGGTGAGATACCTTATAGTTTATTGTTCTTATGGGACTCAATTGGAAGTATACCGTGTCAGATGACTTTTGACGGTAAAGGTGGGGGTATGTTTAACGCTAAAGTACTTGCAGATAAAATAGGTATGGGAATTCATTCTAGAATTTCTAAATCTAAAAAAGAAGATTATCCTTATTATAATACTTTGGTTGTTTGTAATCAACCTTGGGTTCTCCTTCCTGATGGACCTTTTGGTCAACCAGAAATTAAACCCAAAGGTGGTGAGGCATTATATTTAGCGTCTTCATTAGTATTTCTATTTGGTAATCAAAAAAAGGCGGGGGTAAATCATATAACGGCAACAAAAAATGGAAGAACAATTTCCTATGCTATACGAACTAAAATTTCTATTTTGAAAAATCACGTAAATGGGATTGCATACAAGGATGGTAAGATTATTGCGGTTCCTCACGGTTATATATCTGATACAAAAGAAGCTTTAGATAAATATAAAAAAGAATATTCTAGTTATTGGAATGCAATTCTTAGTGGAACAGGTGAGATTATTTTGGGTGAAACTGAAGAAGAAGATTTTACTTAAAAAAATTGATACTATTACTACTTTTAAGTATTTTTAAGATATTTATATAATATGGGAAGACATAAAATTGATGAAGATAAAAAAAAGGTAAAGGTTTCGGTTGCGATTGACCCCGAATTACCACAATACTTTAAAGATAAATCTATGAATTTATCTTCCCTTGTTAATAAATTATTAAAAGAATATATTAAAAATGGAAACTAAAATTTGTAGTAAATGTAATCTTGAAAAAGAATTATCTAATTTTAGAAAAAGAAAAGATTCTAAAGATGGGTTTAGAACTGAATGTAAACAATGTTCTTATCTTGTTTGGAAAAAATATAGGGATAATAACGATAAAAAAATAAAAGACCAAAAAAGAAAAGAATATGTTGATAACCGGGAAAAAATTTTATTAAAAGTTAAAAATTATCGAGAAGAAAATATTGATATTATTAGGATAAAAGATAAGGATAGGTCAAAAAAAAGATACCAAAAAGACCCAAATAGGTATAAAATATATTATGAGAAGAATAAAGAAAATATTTTAACTTATAAAAAAGAATGGTCAGAAAAAAATAAGGAGAAAGTTAAAGTAAAAAGAAATCTTTATCATTCTTCAAGATTAAAAAATGATGTTATTTTTAGATTAAAATGTGTAATGAGGTCTAGACTTTTATCGTTTCTTAAAACCCGAAACATTACCAAGACAAACAAAACTTTTGAAATCGTCGGTTGTACCCCCCAATTTTTAAAAGAACATTTAGAAACCCAATTTACTGATGGTATGAGTTGGGACAACAGGAGTGAGTGGCATATTGACCACATCATTCCACTATCATCGGCAAAAACAGAAGACGAACTTTATAAGTTATGTCATTATGAAAATCTCCAACCCTTGTGGGCTGAAGATAATTTGAAAAAGAGTAACAAAATTTTATAGTAACAAATACAAACAAAACAAATGACTAAAACACTTTTGGTCGACGGAAATTACCTACTAAAAGTTGGTTTTTGTGGTGTTAAAGATTTTTTTAACGGAACAAAACACATAGGTGGGTTATGGCATTTTATCAACACAATTAGACGTTTGATAGAAGAAGAAAATTACGATAAAGTAGTTGTTATGTGGGATGGGGATGATAACTCCCTCACCCGAAAAACATTATATCCCCAATATAAAGAAAAAAGACGATTAACAGATGACTTTAGAGACCAATCTTTTGAAGAACAAAAAGAGAGGATTAAGGAGTATTTGGAAGAGTGTTATATAAGACAAATAAACGTCGAAAAAAACGAGGCGGATGATTTGATTGCTTATTACTGCCAAATCTCGGAGAACGAACAAAAGACCATATTCTCGGGGGACAAAGACCTTATCCAACTTATCTCGGATAAAGTGTCGGTATATTATCCAAAAACCAAACAAACATTCAGAAACGGAGACAAAGTGATGTTGGAATATTATTATTTTCCACATCAAAATGTTCGTACCTATAAGATTTTATCCGGTGATAAATCGGACAATATTGATGGTATATCAGGGTTAGGTGAGAAAACTTTAATTAAGTTTTTTCCTGAGCTACTTGAAAAAACGGTTTCTGTTTCCGATATTTTACAAAAGGCTGAAATCCTACTAAAAGAGAATAAAAGTAATAAGACTTTACAGAATCTATTATCAGGGAAAACAAGAACCGGAGTATATGGGGATGAATTTTTTGAAGTTAACCAAAAAATTGTTGATTTATCAAATCCTCTAATAACCGAAGAAGGTAAGGAACTTGTTGAATTATATTATAAGGAAACTTTGGACCCTGATGGGAGGGGTTATAGGAATCTTATAAAGATGATGATGGAGGATGGGTTTTTCAAGTATCTACCAAAGGTGGATGACGCGTGGGTTAATTTTGTTAGACCCTTTATGAAACTAACAAGAAAAGAAAAAAGAAATTACAAAAACAATTAATTTAAAATTATGAAAGACCAAGATTCAGTAAAATTAGAATTCTTAATGATGGTAAACGATAACATTATCGTTCAAAGATTTTTCAACGTGAGAGAGTTTAACAATGAGGCAAAAAACTCATTAGAACTTTATGAGTTATTGAGAGATTTTAAGGATGATATTAAACAACAATTATCGTTAAAAACCGTAACGTATATGACGGATAATATGTACGAAATTATTAACAATCCGGCTATTTTGGATACGTCATATATTGATGGTCCGGAGTACTTTAATATCTTCGTAAAACAAAATGATGTGACAATTTGTCATAGACAGGTGGATGCTAAAGTATACCCTCCGAAGGTAAGATATACTGTGGATGTACGCCCACACCTAAAAAACTTGTTGATGAATTTGACTGACATTTTCTCGTCAAAAAATTTAACAAAAAAATATATGGAGGTTAAGCTAAGTGTGTAGTATTTATTAATACACTAAAAGAAAAATATATGGCGTCAAACAAAAATTTCGAGTATCTAGGTAGTACCTTTCAGATACAATTATTAAACCAAATCATTATCGACAAAGACTTCTCAAGGTCTATTATAGATGTGATTGAAACAAGTTATTTTGAAAATAAATATTTCAAATTAATCATTCAAATGATTAAGGAATATTATACAAAATACGAACATACACCAACCTTTGACACCTTAGAACAAATTACTAAATCTGAGATACAACAACCTCTGGCAGCAAAAATCATTATTGATACCCTTACAAAAGTTAAGGAGTCAACTCTTGATGGGGCTGAATTTGTACAAGAAAAATCTATGAAATTTTGTAAACAACAAGAGTTACAAAAAGTAATGGTTAAAGCTCAAAAAATCATCGATACTGGTGAATTTGAGAGTTATGATACATTAGAAGAGATGGTAAGTAAAGCTCTTCAAGTAGGGGAACACGATAAAGGAACTGAGAGTGTTTTTAGTAACTTAGATGATGTTTTAAACGAGGATTATCGTCATCCGATACCGATGGGTATTCCGGGTATAGATAGACTCTTAAAAGGGGGGTTGGCTAAAGGTGAAATCGGTGTTATTTTAGCACCAACAGGTGTAGGTAAATCGACTTTACTTACAAAAATCTCAAATCACGCATTTAATTTGGGATACAATGTTTTACAAATATTCTTTGAGGATAACCCAAAGATTATTCAACGTAAGCACATTACCTTATGGACAAAAATACATCCGGATGAATTGTCTATAAGAAAAGATGAAGTTATGGAAAAAGTTAAAGCAGTTAAGGAAACGATGACTAACCAACTTATCCTTAAAAAACTACCATCTGATACCGTAACGATGATGCAAATTAAGAATCAGATTAGAAAAATGATGTCTGAAGGAATTAAAGTTGATATGGTATTATTGGACTACATTGATTGTGTAGTTCCGGATAAAAACTTGGGTGATGAATGGAAATCTGAGGGTTCAGTTATGAGAGGGTTTGAGGCGATGTGTCACGAGCTTGATTTGGTAGGATGGACGGCAACTCAGGGTAATAGAAGTTCAATATCTTCGGATGTGGTAACTACCGACCAAATGGGTGGTTCTATTAAAAAGGCTCAGGTTGGACACGTAATCATTTCCGTTGCTAAATCTTTACAACAAAAAGAAATGAAACTAGCAACAATTGCAATAACTAAATCACGTATTGGTGATGATGGGGTTGTATTTGAGAATTGTAAATTTGATAATGGTATGTTGGAGATTGATACTGAAAGTTCAGTAACATTCTTAGGATTAGAAGAACAAACTGAAGAAAGAAATAGACAAAGAATAAAAGATTTGTTAGATAAAAGAAAAGAAAAAAACCAACAACAAAATAATTAATATGAAAGAAAAAATATTAGAACCGAATAACGATAGATTCGTTATCTTCCCAATCGAACATAATGATATATGGGAATTTTACAAACAACACCAAGCAGCGTTTTGGACTGCTGAAGAAGTAGATTTATCTAACGATATTAGAGATTGGGAAAATCTATCTGATAATGAGAGATTTTTCCTTAAAAATGTATTAGCGTTTTTTGCTGCGTCTGATGGTATTGTAAATGAAAACTTGGCAGAAAATTTCTTAAAAGAAGTTCAGTATGCTGAAGCGAAATTCTTTTACGGATTCCAAATTATGATGGAGAACATTCACTCTTTAATGTATTCATTATTGATTGATACTTATGTGTCTGATGAAAAAGAGAAAGACGAGTGTTTCCACGCAATTGATAGATTGCCGGCAGTTCAAAAGAAGGCTAAATGGGCTCTTGATTGGATTGAAAATGCTTCCTTCCAAGAAAGATTAGTAGCGTTCGCTGCTGTTGAAGGTATCTTCTTCTCTGGTTCATTCTGTTCTATCTTTTGGATGAAATCAAGAGGAATTATGCAAGGATTATGTAATGCTAATAGTCTTATCTTTAAGGATGAAAACTTACACTGTGATTTTGCAATCCATTTGATTAACAATCACGTTGAGAACAAACCAACAGAAAAAAGAATCAAAGAAATTTTATTGTCTGCATTAGAGATTGAAAAAGAATTTATTACTGAATCATTACCAGTATCTTTAATTGGTATGAACTCAAATTTAATGAAACAATATCTTGAATTTGTAACTGACGGACTACTAATTAAATTTGGGTGTAAGAAACATTTTAATGTTGAACAACCATTTAAATTTATGGAACAGATTGCTGTTGAAACAAAGGGTAATTTCTTTGAGTCAAGAACTATGGAATACCAAAAAGCTAAATTAGGAGAATCATTAACATTTACGGAGGATTTTTAATATGATGTCACTAAAGATAAAAAAAAGAGGGGGTGACGAGGTATCGTTTAACCCCCAAAAAATTTATAATAGAGTTAAACGAGCGGCAAGAGGATTAAACGTAAATGCTGATGAGGTATTCATTAAGGTGATTACTTCGGTTCCAACAGAGGGTATTATTACAACTAAAGAGTTGGATAAATTGGTTTATGAAATTGCTGCGGCGTATACCGGAAGTCACCACGATTATTCAAGATTGGCGTCTTCTGTGGCTATTTCTGCATATCACAAAGAAACTGATGAAAGTTTCTGTAACACAATGCACACATTACACGTTGATGGTATCATTAACGATAAGTTAATGGAAACTATTGAACTATATGGTCCTGAAAATATTGATTCTGTAATTAATCACGAGAATGATTACAATTTTGATTATTTTGCGTGGAAATCATTACAAGAAATGTATTTATTAAAAAATCCTGAAGGTAGAGTAATTGAAAGACCTCAACATATGTATATGAGAGTTGCTCTATGGGTAACTAAATCATTTGAACAAGC